AAGGAAAACGCGGTTTGTCTACAATAAAAAGCAATTGGTGAGTACACTTTTAAATCGGGTACTATAACAAAATCTTTATTTAAACAATCAACATCAGGATTTGGTCCTGTTAATGATTCACCATAGTTTACTGATTCAATCACTATTTTAGTATCATGTTCAAAACCAAAATCTTTGGTACTGTATTCTTTAACAACTACAATAGGTTGTCCCCTTTGTATAACTTCCTTATCATTTTCGGAATTATTTTTATTTACTAAATTTAAACTAGTTGGCCATTTAATTTGCCATTCTTTTTTTCCACCACTAGCGGTCAATCTATCAAAAATATCTTGGATAACTGAGTGACTTCTTCTTAACGCCAATCTTTCATTATAATCAGTTGTAGCAACTGAGGAACAAGAAGATAGAATCTGAAATTTAATAGTGTCAGCGGTTTTACCCGAAATATCTGTAATTAAATTATTTAGTGTAGTTTCATATGTGTTGAATGAAGTCTGAGCGTCGTCAAAATATTGACCAATTTTCGTAACTTGGAAGTTAATATCATCTTGAGTTACCGCTTTATTTTCATCACCAAAAATAAATGATTTTTCTTTCTTTACTTGTGGGTCCGTCTGTGTTAAACCTGTTAAAGTATTTAAAGCAGAACCCAATTTTGTAATATAATCTTGTTTTCTAACTTTATATGTGTTGTAAAGTTCTGTGTAGTTTTTGGTTGTATCAAGGTCTAAACTTGGACCCGGTCTATCGTTTTCGTATTTTAATTTAATTACAACCTCATCAACAGGTTTTGAATCGGCGTCATTACCTTGAGGTGTTGTATTTGTTGGTGTTGATTCTACAGGGTACTCTGTGGTAACTTTATATTGTTTTATAATCTCAGGATTTTGTCCTTTATTTAAAAACGATTGAATCAACTTAATATCGTTTGTATCTAATTGTGCATATCTTCTAATTAATGAGTAGAAATCTAATTCTTCACATCCCGCAAAAAATGCATTAATGTAGTTTTCAGATTCTTCATCTGACATTCCTTTGAAGTATTCTCTAACTAATAGGTTTAAAATACTTGGGTGGTCGACAACCACTTTAAATGAAAGTTGTCCACTTCTTGATGTATCCTGATATGTGTATATCGGTTCGGGTCTACCTAAGAAAGTATTATCTTGCCATCTGGCTTGGTTGTTTTCACTAACTTTTAAATCATATGGTGGGAACCACATAACTCTACCACCATTAGGACCTCGTTCACAGAATGGTAAATCATTGTATGTAAAACCAGGTGTGTTTGATGTTCTCCAAGCTAAGTTTTCAATTGAGAACATATATTTTTTAGCGTAGAATCCGTCACCTGTTGGTGATTCAAATATGTTTGTTGAGTTTTTAGCACCGAATGAATTTTTAAAACTATTTTTCGCATCATAGTTTCCACTTGACATCGGAGCAATATTAATATTCCAAGGTCTACTGTCACCACCTAATATACTATCATCAAATTTTCTGATGTTAGCAGTTCTTTTCATGGTGTCAGAATAATTCATATATGACCTATCTTTTGTCCAAACACGACAATATTCAGCACCCGTTTCTTGTTTGTATTTATCGACAAATTTAATCGCTGAACCTCTTGATAACATTGATTCACCCTCTTTGAAAATTCTACTTGTTTGGTCAATAACGTTACCCACGTGAGTTCTGGTTGCTTGACCATCCTTAGGCATTGAATCCAATATTTCTTGGGTCTTACCTAAAATTGAATCTTCTCTAAATCCATATTTTGTTGAAATTGAACTATTATATGCATCACTTTCTCTTGATTGAAACTCTTGGTTCCATAATCCTATTTTGTTTTGTGAATTTTTACTAATCCAAGTTAACTTTCCGCTTATTGGTCCACCTTGAGATATATTTCTTTGTCTTTCAAATAAAGCAGCTTGTGCGGGGTCAAACATTAGACTCAAGAAATAACTACTCTTAACCATGTTGTCGTTAAAGTCAGACATGGTATATTTTACGTCTTCACTTCTATCGTCTCCAATATATGCAACACCTTTTGGTGCTTCTAAACCTAAAACGTTTTTGATTCCACCCGCAACACTATTTACAAAGTTGAAGATTTTGGATGACTGTTGAGACCTTGCAACTGTTGTATAGTTTGGTGCATATGTTGAATAGGTTAATTGGTCAAATAAAATTTGTTTTTGACCTTCACCCATATATTCAATCATTAAATCAGAAGGTTTTCTTCCTAATTTTGGTCTTCTTTGTATTCCGACTAAACTACCTAAAACACCTGTAACATCTTGTAATATTGCACCGGCTTCAGTTTTAGGTGATGGTCTATTAATAATTGGGTTTTTAGGGTCACTTAAATAATCACCCGGTATCTCACTAAAAGGTGATTCAATACCCGCAACTGTTTGAATAAAATCAACACCCTTTCCTAATAAACTTTTAGCGACGGTAATTTTGTAATTTTTTTCAACTAAAGGTTCTCTACCTGTTACGATATTGATTGCGGTGGCAAGATTACCACCTAAAGCATCAAGAGCTCTAACTCTACCTAATGTAGCGGATTCAAGATTTTGTTGTAATCTAGCAAATACCGGTCCTTGTTTATTCTCTCTAATATTAGTTGTTGCGAATTTCATTAACCTCGAATCATTATCGAAGTTTTGACCTCCCATAATACTAACTAAATTAGTTGTCTGTGGTTCAAATGAATTAAAATATCCGTCATATAAAATACCACCATTTAACAACGCTAAATTTGGTAGTGACGTATCAGTGTATTCTTCAATCGTACTGTTTGGTGGTAAATATAAATTGATAAAATTTTGACCGAAGTAAACCGCCCAGTTTGTTTTAACATCACCCGGGTCAACGTTTGCAAAATTATTTAGGTTTTGAACAGCATAATTTGCATCAGTGAACGTCTGTGGTCCATTGGGTCTATTTAGAGTTTTTGATATTAAAAAATCTCTAAAAGTTTTCGTACTGTTAAAATCTAAATATGTTGGCATTTATATTATAAATAGAAACTTTTTATTTTTAATAGAATTTTGTTGGTAATGTAGTTGAGGTGTAATCAAGTTCACTCGGTAAAACAGTATTTGCAATATCATTTGCAATTGATGGGTTATTAACTATTGCACGTGTTGTTGCGTCAACGACCGCATCGTTTGATTTAATATTTAGGTTAATGTTTTTTGTGGTCACCTGTTGTTGGTTGCTACCGATATTTTTTACATCTCTTAACGCTTCTTCACTAACTATACCACTTTTCTGTAATTCTTCAAAAGATTTTAACAGGGGCGTCTTCGAGTTTAGACCGACCTCTTTCCAAAATCCACCAAGTTCTTCTTTTCCTTGTAATTCAGCGGTTGTTACCTTTTTTAAGTCCTTCCCGATTTTTTCTTCTAAATATTTATCAACTTGAGATAGAGGTTCTCTTAGTCCACCAGCAACTCTAACCTTTGCTAAAGTCAATAATGCACTAACATCTTTTTGTATATTTTGTGTGGTTGTATACTGGTCTCTTGCAATATCCTCAACACTCATTTTTTCAAACGCCTGTTGATTTTCTATTAATCCTTTAGCTATAGCGGGACTCAATTCATCAAGTGCAACTTTTGTATCCTCTAAACCTAACTCTTTTGCCAAAGATTTTGGTACGTCAATTACCATTTGTCCACCTTCCATTTTAGAAATGTTGGTAAGGAACTCTTTTTCTTTTTCGTCGATTTGTAAACCTGATGATAGAAGAGCGGTAGCTGCTGAAGACCTTTCTGATGCCTTTATTGCGGTATTGGCCAATTCTTCATAGTTCATACCAAGTTCACTGGCCAACGCTTTGGCTTTTCTTAAATTAGCACCCGATATTTCAAATTTCCCTAACTCACTATTATATGTTGTTAATGAACCCGCAACACCAATTAACGCGTCTTGTAATCCGCCGGCATCATTTGTTGCCATATACATTAATTTAAGTGGGTCATTAAAATCTCCAATTGCACCACCTATCGCTTGTAATTCAGCGGACAATGCAATCGCTTTATCGGGGTCCATGGCGTCATCAGCAAGTTTTAATACTGTTGACATATTCAAGTTAAACTCAATAGATTTTTGAACCATTCTTGTTAAACCTTCCACACCATTTTTAAATCCATATGAATTTAATTTACCCATATTTTGGTCTAACTCAGATACAACTTTTCTAGCGTTTAAACCTAAAGCTAATGAACTTTTACCCGCTTTATCAATTTCTTTAATTGCATCCTTCGCTCCAATACCGACTTTTTCAAATCCATCAATGGCACCTGCTAACTTATCCAAATCACCATAGAAAGCTCTTGCCGTTTTTTGGGATTCCTGTAAAACATCCGCACCAAATGTGGTCATTTTACCTGTATTTTGTACTAATGAAACGGCGTAATTACTAACATCCTCAAAACCAAACGCCATAGCGGTTGCTGCTGGTAAGGTTTCGATGATGTTATTTCGAGCTTCTCTTGATAGCTCACCTGTTAAACCAAGTTGAGAATTTATTTTATTTCGTAATTCAACCTCTTGTTTTAAAACTTGTTGTACACCCTCCATCAATTTTCCGATACCCGCACCAGCTAAATTCATAACCACATCGCCAACATTTTTTGATTGGTTCATTACATCAAATAAACCTTTAGAAACATCACTTAATTGAAATATGGTATCTTGAGTACTTTCTAATGATGACATCGGATATCCGGCACCCGTTCTACTAATGTCTTGAGTGCCAAGTAACCCTGTAACTGTTGATTGTGTGGTGGATGAGACTTTAGCGGTAGTACCGGTATTAGTGTTAGTATTTAGTGTGGAAACATATTCGTTCCAAGCTTGTAATTGAGCTTGTGATTCACTCGGGTCTAAAGTACCACATAATCTGGAATACGTATTTACATCCCCGTTTGATTGTTTTGCTAATCTTAAGAAATCATCTTTTTTTCTTGCCATTTTTGAGGTACTTTATATTCTATAAATACTATTTAGGACTATTTTCCAATTCAAGAATATATTCCACATAATATCTACGTATAAAAATTGGCATCGTCAAAATATCACCATAACTAAAACCTTTTTTGATTAAAAATAAAATTTCATCTAATTGACCTTTCTTATAATCCATAGAAAGGACGAAAAAACTCCACCCCGAAGCCGATTTCAACATCGACATCTTCTCCTGACGGGGTTTTTACTTTTTTTACTAAATCTAATCCTGGTTTATTTTCTTTAACAAATTTTTTGAAATCTTGTGAATCTTTGATTGGGAGTCTTTCTACAAAGTTGTGAATGTTCATCATATCTCTATTACCCTCAACAGATTTAATCATCATTTCTAATTGTTTAGTGACAATAGGTGCAACACCTTGTCCATTCCAACTTCGTTTTAAATCCTCTAAATCTTTTTCTTGTTTTGGTGTTAAAAACTTGAAAGTAATATGAACTTTAGATTTTTCCATAAAATATGGGTATTCACCATTTGTATCCGATTCTAAATTAAAATCTTTAAATTTTAATTCACTCATATCAACACTTGCTGTGTATTCCTTTTCTGTTTTTGGGTCTTGTAGATATAATTTATATTCAGGACCAAAAGCGGTATTTCTTAGGAAAATTAATATCGCTTGTCTATCTTCCTCTACAATATCTTCAACTTGAATGTCCCTATCTAAAACTTTTCTTTTTAATAGTTCCTCAATCACTCCATTGGTGGCAATTAAATTCTGAGCTGATAAAATATTCTCATCCGCTGCTGTTAGATATGCAACCTTTAATGATTTCTTTTTATTTTGATAGTGTATACCTCTTGAAGGTAATTCAACAACATCATACGCAATTGTTGGGTCTACTCTAAATTCATCCATATTTTTTTATTTTATAACTATTATAATTTACAAAAACTTATAAAAAAAGTAAAGGTCTCCTTTTGAGAGACCTTTTATTGACAGATTTTTTATTATTTGATTAGTAAACTAATATACATCTATCCATTCTCAATGAACAAGTGATAGATGCAATATCATCTCTTGAATAGTCTAGTTCATTAAAGTTTAAGTCGGTGATAAAAGTACCTTGAAGTATCCATTTTTCAACCACAACCCCCGTTGGGTCTAACATTTCTAATTCAATGTCTTTTTTATAACCAGCGGCATAACCCATACGACCTGTAACTGATTCTGCGTGTAAACGGAACCACTCCATTAATGCCTGAGCGGCTGAAGGTCCAATTGGGTCTTTGAAGGTTACTCTTATTTCGTTCCATTCGAATCTACCGGCAACATATGTTGATGTGTTGATGAATGGAATCGCAACTGAATTAATTTTTGCACTTGGTCTAGCACTTGAGGTTACATACCATTCGTTGATACCCAATGATGAGGGAAATCTTAATATGAATCGGTTAACTCTCTTCGGTTCGTAAGGAACCGGCATTTTCATTAATAAATCTGCCATGTCAATATTTGTTTTTTATTTTTTTTATTGTTAATCTTTCTTATAAATATCCTGTATCTGAAAAAACAAAAAAAATCTTGTTCATCCCTTGATTATGTCAAAATAATTTCGTATTTTTTCCATACTAGTACTAGATGCTAGTAAATATAGAACTAGATTAAATAAACTAGAATAACTAGAAGCAAATAAACTAGAACTAGAATACTGGTGCATATACTGGGTAATTTATAATTTTATTTTTTTTATATTTT